CGCTATCCGAGGGCCTTGGTCATCACGGTCGGCGGAAAGGTCAAAGCGGAGGGGGTGCAATGCTCTTGAGACTAAAAGAGGCCGCAGAAGCCCTCGGCGTCGGCATCAGGACAATCCACCGCCTGATTCAAGACGCTGACGAGAACAAAGGTTCAACCTGGCGCTATGGCCGGGAGATCATCGATTTGACTCCAAGCGGCAACAAAAACAGAACGCTCAGAATTGATCTGGCTGCTGTATCGCCATCCTCAGCCGCTCTTGTTGATCAGCCTGAGTTGCAGCAATTGCCGCCCGTGCCTGTTGCGCCAGTGTGTGCGGCTGAATAAAGGCCCGATAGGTTCGCGTGTGAACTTCGATGGAGTGGCCCATCAGCCTCGCTGCTGTGTAAATGTCCAAGCGATGACCGCCAGCACTCCATAACCTGCCAGCAAAGGCATGACGCAGCGAATAACTAGACCAACCCTTTTCAGCTAGTGGACCCCGGCGCAGGTTGTCGCGTAGCCAGCGGTGACATTCGCGGTTGAGGTTTGGCCGCTCGATTCTGTTGCGCAAATCAAAAAGCTCCACCCAATCAGCAGGGACAGGAATCACCGTGCGGAATCCAGTTTTTGTTCTCTTGCCTTGAGCGTTCACAAACGGAACCTGTAGCGCGTCATCTTCAAGGATCGTTACGTGATCAACCTCTTCTGGCCTGAGGCCATAGGTCGCCATCATTCCCCAATACCAGCGCAAGACTTTCCCGTTTCGCTGGCCACGATCAGCGCCTAAAACCCAGTCAATGATTTCTGGATCTGTTGGAACGTTCTTCAATTCCCCCCTTTGGTGGGGCAGTTGATAGGTAGGAGAATCCACTTCGGGAAACGGGATTTCTGCTAGTTCCGCCAGCTTGCTAAAAGCCCGGTGCGCTTTCTCGTATTGCTGCTGGCTCCTGTCCCAAGTCGCAAGGACTGCCGCAATATCAGCAGCGGTGCAGGGGTTGCCAAGCTTGATCGGTGCTTTGGTGAGATTGGGCAGATATTGAGCTTCCCAGTGCTTGTCTGTCATGTTCTTTGTGCGCCGTCGCCATTCATAAAGCCGCTGGATTGCATCACGCCAAGAGAGGCTTTTGCTGTTGCGCTCCGGCTGCCAATCAGACCAATCAAACGAGCCATTACCAAGGGATCGCTCAAGCAGTTTTTTTGAGACTTGAGCCTTGCGCCTGCCCTGCGTCGTATCCGGTAGATGGAGCGGGATCTTGTATTGCTTGCGCCCGGTGCCATCCTTCCTCGGCAGCGTTGCTGTCAGGTAAAGGCGATCACCTTGCGAGTAGATCGAAGCCATCTATGGGCTATGCACTTTTGGTGCATAAAACCGCGTAAACATGGCAGAACGTGGCAGAACCTGGCAAGAGTTGATAATGCTTAAACCCTGTCGCTGACTTGAGAACCTAGTGGGCGATGGCGGACTCGAACCGCCGACCTATTCCGTGTGAAGGAAGGTTCGCGCCTGTGATTGCAGCCACTTGAGCGGCTAGTGCATAAAATCTGCATAAAAGAGCATGTACAAGGCTCACCCGCTCTTCTCCAGTACCAACGAAGACCTCAGATGTTGCCCGCAATGCAAAAAGAGCAGCGGCAGGGTTTATTCCTCACAAAAGAAGTCAGGGGGAGAATGTGACCGCAGGCTGAAGTGCCAGAGCTGCGGCTATATCTGGAGCATTGGCGTATCACCAGCGGGAACCCTGCACCGTCTTTCAACTGCCAACGTGAGGCACATCTTGATTTCTGACACGCCGATCAGAGACCTAGCGACTCACTACAAGGTCAGCTATCAATTGATTTCACAGATCAGAAATGGCGATCTATACAAAGACTTTTGTACGGACATTCAACGGGGCAAGGGGTTGAATTGCCTGAACTGCGTTCACCATGCGGAATCAAGATGCACCCTTGGCATTCCTGAGGCCAAAGGCCGTCTTACGTGGGCGCGGTTCTGCTCTTGTTTCTTCGCAAGAAATAAGCCTAAGCAGGGGAAAGCCATCAATGCACCCTGTCCAGTCCCTAGCGCCTCCAAGTAAAACCCAGGCAGTGCAAGGGGAGCGGCATGGTTGCGCAACTGTGGTTTTGACAGATGCGCAGGACAATGGCTACGGCGTGGCGATGATTGCCCAACCGGAACTAGGACCATCAGCCAACCAACGCGGGCCAAAATTCTTGCGGCTGTAGTGCAGTCCTTTCCCGTCTTGGCTGAGGTAGTGCCCAGTTACTAGGTCCAGGTCCCCCCATGGATCGTTCACAAAAATTCCGTCGTCGTCATAGCCAATTGCACAAAGCCAGTGGCCACCATCGCGGCTTGGATTGTCAACGGTGCCATGGTGATAGAAGCCAAGAGGAACCGGAATACCTCTATCGATTTGTGCCTCAATCGTTTGCCAATTGGCATCACGCTTAAATTCTGCTTTGACTTTATAGCTCTCAAGCGTTTGTAAATGTGCCTTGGCTTCTGTTGTATCCCCAAAGGCCGAAAGGCGGCGCAGATACACATCATCACCGAATTTTCCGCCGAGTAATTCAGGCCGTAATTTGCTGAGCATCATTGCGCAACTAGACGAAAAACACATCCTTGAGGCTTGGCCTGGAATCGTTGAATCGCGTTGGCTGTAGTAGGTAACCCGTAGCGGGTTGGTTGTTCTTGGCGGCTTGGCTTTTAGCTTGGTTGGATCATTACAAAACAGCTCAACTTCAACGGCTCGCCTGCGCTCAAGGCCAGCTAATACAACGCCGCCGCCATGAATCCATTTGGGCATTTCTTCTTTGACGATCTGTTCACGGTTGCCCGTGCTGACCTTGAGCCGTTTGTGCAGCGTTGATTCTTCAAACGCCCCTAGCCCAACGTTGTAAGCAAACGAGACCAGTGCCGCTATCTGGTGTGATGGCCATTTCGTTGCATCAGGCAGGAGCTTGAAAAGACCAGCGCCAAAAGTATCAGTGACGCTATTCCTCAGCAAATCATCTGCCCATTGCTGGTTGATTTGATCGCCTTCCTTGACAGGTGAGCCGAGATAATTGGTCGAGCCCCAGCCAATAGTCCAGACGCCAGCAGGGCACTTGTAGCTTTGGAGTCTGCAACCTTCAAAGCGTTTAACGACCTTCAACGCTTGATCTAACCAAGGCGGCGGCAGTGCTTCTTTCTGCTCAGGTTCTGCCCTGTAGATCTCTGCAAACTCAGTCAACTGCTCAGCAGCTAGTTGATCCTGTAGCCAGTTCCAAGCGGCTATCTGGTGTGGTAAATCAGCATGAAAATTTGCAGCATCAAGGAGCTGGATCGTTTTGGTCATCGGTGGTTTTCCAGGGTGCCGTTAGGCGTAATCCTTTGCTGATTGGCGGGGGGATGTTGGGCGGCTGCTTTTCGTGCCAATCCCGTTCCGCTATGTCAAGACGGGGGCCAAGTGTCTTACGGAACTTGTAATCATTGGCCGCTGATTTGATTTGTTCACGCCAACCCTTGTCACCTAAACGAAAGATCCAGGTTGAATCAGGCGGCGTGTTCTCTACTTTTTTGGGAAGGCAGTTTTAAGCACCTTGACCAGGAGCTGCACCCATGAATTGGATTGAACCGGCAACAGAGCAATAATCTCTGATCCACAGGCGATGACTAGGGCAAAGATTGCGGCGGTGGTGGGGTCCATACGGCAGTGATGATTTCACTATTAAGTTGCCGTGACTTATGCACAGGCGTTCCGAAGTGCAAAAGCCTGCCAGTTGCTAGCTCAACGCAAACTGGGATTGCAACAGTGAAAGCAAGAGCAAGGATGATGATCTGGCCGACTCTTTTCTCAAGCAGATTTAAGCGAGCAAAGATTTCCTCAGATTGCTTTTCTGCTCGTTCCCTTTCGTCTTCAATGTGGCGCAGAGACATATCTAACTCAGCCTTTAATTCTTTCAACAGGCCGTAGATTTCTACGTGAGAGACTTCATCCATTTTGACCTGATTGTCACATGTACTTAAGTGAAGTTGCCGACGCAAAAAGAAACCCCCGCTATTAACGGGGGCTCTGTTGTTTGTCCTAGGTTGCTCCACACGGGACGCCCGACGAAACACGCGTTGATCCGGTCTTGCTTCTCAATGCTACTGCAAATTGCAATTACATTTGAGTCAGAACTTCTTCAATCCCTAGCGGTTCCCCGATGGAACATTGCCCGGAGGCTTTTGAAGATGGTTTCGCCTGCTTTGGGGCGGGCTTGGCCTTCTTCAATACTGTCCATCCATGGGACAGCGCCTCCTCATAAGCCATCCGATCTTGGGCCTGAAAATTCAAACCTTTAGAACCGGGATGGCTCATCTCGACGGGGAACTTCATCAGCTAGCGAGATAAACAGTGGCTGATGCTGCACCAGGCGATCCAGTTTTGGTCAGATCAGCTTTAACGTGTGTTGCACGCCCTCCAACCTTTTCAGTCACTTCTGGCCCGCTGAAAGCGAGTTCGATGTTCTTGGCAGAAGATGGAAGAGTGACTTCAGCGATGGTTGCATAAGTACCACCCGATGACGTGGCAGCTTTGAACGTTACGGTCCATTCAGCAGACCCAGCAGAATAGCTGGTGTAACCAGTGGACGAGACAACGACCTTGGTGTAGTCAAGGCTTGAGGCATCAAAGGCAACGGCTGTGCCGTTTGTTGTTGAACTGACAGCAGAAAGGGCTGCGAGTTCTAATTCAGAATCGCGGAGGTAACCCCGGCGGTCTGATACTCCAGTTGCTACAGGCATGATCTAAAAAATGAATAAAGGGGCAAATGAGGCAATGAATCAAGCAGCGACAGCGGCGTTAGTAACACCAGCAAGACGAGCAATAGCGCGAGGATGGAATACAGCCATGCCTAGATAAGCCTCAACGCGGATACGTCGGACAGGCTTTGAATCCAGCTCTCCAAGGTCACGAACAGCGATGCCGCCGTTTGTAATCAGAGTGGCACCTTGAGCACCTGGAGCGATGCAATAGACAGAGGAACAAAGGGAAGAACTACCCTGTGTTTCGTTGAACTGCAAAATGTCAGTTCCTGTCTCATCGGTGTCCATGTCGATGATTGGTACGCCGTTGTATGTGTACTGTTGGCGGCCTAGTCCGTCTTGGCTGTAGGTCAGATTACCGACAGCAGAAGCAACACGATTAGCGGCGCTGAGTTTGCGGCGCAGGGTGCGATTCATGATCAGAATTGGGCTGCCAGAAGACACTGTCTCATCA